AAAGTCAAGCAATGGAGTCGCGGCAGTTTTCGTAGCAGCTGTAACATTTCCGATTGTTGAATTAATTCCTGTAGTAGATAAAGCCGGAACATCCTGTAAGCCCTTAGATCTTGTTCCGATATCTCTAGAAGAGAAACCACCACTACCTATTGAACCCATATCATAACGAGGTTGAATTGAAGTATTTTTGCTTACTGGTTCTGGTGCTTCAACACCTTCTGCTCCCCAAGCAATTTCCGGTACAGCCGATCCAGGAATAAATGGTTTTTGCATAATAGGCGGAATTAAGAATTTTGCTCCAACTGCTACACCAACACCTGTTGCTATTGAAGGTCTTGGCGGTGCAGGAGGAGCAAGGTTAACCAATCCGGAACCAATATTAACAATTGGTCCACCCATGTTTGTTACTACTCCACCTTGAATTGCTAAGTCAATTCCGGCATCGATATCAGTATTGTATTTAGATGAAATAAACGTGCTGCCTTCAGCTCGAGCAGTCCACGTTGTTGCTAATTGGTTAATCATAATTGCACTTATATTCATTTCAGCAATTGATTGAATATTAACTTGTGTGTTACCACGTAAGTGTAATTTATCTGTAGCATCTACCTGAATCTTTTCTGCCTTAATTGAAATGGCGCCATACTTCGGAGGTAATCCACCACCCACAAGACCTGTAGATATATTTGTTTCTTTTCCAGATTTAATTGACATTGTACCAACTTTAGCGTCAAGCTTAACGTCAGCACCTCTAACTTGTACTTGTTCTGAAGCATTAATTGTTGCTTGTCCACCACATGAAAGATGATATTGACCGTGTACTAATGTTTCTAAATTACCTGTAATTTCTTCGACTTTATTTCCCATTACTTTTACATAGCTATTACCGAGAATAGTAACTGAACTTAATCCACCAACAACTACATGTTGTTTACGGTCTATAACTTCGTACTTATCACCAGTTGCTTTTTCTGTTACAGTACCATTAACATCGATTTGAACAAAAGAACCACTCTTGTGATTAATCATAATACGCTCAGCACCAGGAGTATCATCTAATTCGATAGTATGATCACCATGTGCTATAACTTTGTTATGCGGATATTCTGCATCATAAGCTGAGCCAGGTTCATCCCATGTTAGTTCTGAGTTTGCAATTGGAACATTAACTGCTCTACCCATTTCTTGAGGCAATACATATGTTTCTTGAATGTATTCACCACGGGTTAATCTATGATTCTGTGGTTGGGTTACTTCTCCAGGATCAGAACCTTTTGCTAATTTATCTCCATCCTTTTTAGGAATATAGCCCCAGCCATATTTCTTTGGATCGATTTTATCTAATGCTTGAGTTGGAATTAATCCGAGTACCATAGGTTGCTGAGCATCTCTACCATCTAAGAACATTCCATATACCCAAGAGTTAATTCTTGGAATTACGTTTGGATCATAGTTACCATTAGCAACAATTGCCCAAGGAAGATCATCCCTAGGAACCTCGTCTATAGTTCCATGTATACCAAAGGCACGTACTTGTACGCGACCTTCAAGTCTTTTATCGACATTATTCTCAATCACACCAACAAAGAATAGTGGATTTCTTATTCCTATACCGTCATCAGACATTCATCATCACTCCCGTAGGTATATCAATACTTTCAGTTGGATCGTTTGGCTGACCTGAATGATCAAACTTAACAAGACCAAGTGTAGTTGATAGGACCCCTTCTTTCATATAATTGTTTGTACTCTTGACTAAATATCTTCCTGCTAATGTTTCGTTAATAGAAACAACAGAATCGACGAAGTCAAGCGCTTTAATCTCAAGATTGATAATCATTCCTGGTCTCAAATCTATGCGACCTTTAAGTTTTGCTAATACTGCAGTGTTATGCAAATGGTGATAATAAGCTACTCTGTTATGAACAATAGCATCAAGTTGCCTATCAGCAGCTAATGCTGATCCACCATCAGCCATATCATCATAATCTTTATATACCACAAAGTTACGAGCATTTTCTTTTGTGAACATATCTTTTCTGAATTGTTCAGTATGTGGATTATCTTTTAGATCTCTTGGCTTACCATTCATATCAGTATAAGTTGATTTATCAAAACTGAAATGTGATTGTGTTATTCTTTTTCCTACAAGATCAATCTTAGATACTTTATTTACATATGCACCTGAAACAATATCTTCAGATGAATTAATTCCTTTTGATATAATCTGTAAATCTTCTATTCTATTAAACTGTGCTTCAGCATTTCTACCATCTAAATCTACAACAGGTGCATAGAATAAATCTATTTTATTATCAGGATTTTTGTTTTCTAAATTAACAGCTCTTTTTATAAGAAATTCATCAGTACAATAATAGTAACCGTCAATTGTTTCAAAGAATCTAAATGTTTGTGATGAAGTCTTAGGAGCATATGCTCTTGCAGCGGTAAAAAACATTGCATCGGCCGGATTCAAGTCTGGTATAACAAGAGTTGTTAGGTTTTGTGCAGGCTGCATAACTAATCTTCTATCAGGCTCATCTTGCCCTTTATCTTCTTTAATAAAATCAAATGACTTCCCTTGAAAAGGAAGTGGGATTTTATCAGTAATTCTTGGATCAAAATCTGTAGGTGGTTTAAGTTTAGTATAAGAATGTTCAAAAATCTTTAGTGCCATTTCAGACGGAGTCAGTTTAAACGATGTAAGAATCTTTCTACTGTTTGCTTTAAAAGATTCTTTTGAGATGAAATTAAGTTTATATTCTACTACGTTCGTACTTGGTCTAGGATTAATTTCTGATACTTCACTAATAACTGCATTTAAGATTACTTCTGTTCTTAAGTCCATTCCCTGTATAACAAGAGTAAGTGTTTCTTCACCTCTTATTGGCATACCTTCTAGAATATTGGAACTATCAATTATTTGTAAATAACCTGTATAAAGAGGTGATTCCATAGATTGATCGATATTAAATGAATAGATATAGTTTACACTAATATCCCGCACAGTCTTACCATCATACGAAGTAAGCTCAGCCTTCATAATTTCGATAGTGCCTGGATTAAAGTCTGTTTCAGCTGAACTCATTAGGTGCTTCTTATCTTACGCGCAAATTCTTTTGTAACAATAGGTAAATAGCTACTGTCGATGAGAAATATTTCTTTCTTATTTTCGTTTTCAGATAATTCTTGATCATAAACTTTCCATTCTCTCCACTCTGAAGGAATGATTCGTTTAATAATAATCTTACGACCTTGTTCTGTTCGTAGAATAATGCGATCTTCTTTACGTAAATAAATCGTTTGGAAAGATTCCGGTGCTAGTTTAACAATATCAACTGCCATTTTTTATACAACCTTATAGTAATAGATAATGTTATCGCCATTATCGTCTTTTGTCCATTCGACAACTTCTTCTCCGACCTTACCAGATTCTTCTCTATATTTTTCTATTAAATAGTTATTAAAATCTGCTTCAGCCATTGGCCATTGATGATAAGGATCAATTATATTGTTTGCCATATTAACAAGCCAAACATAGTCGACTGAACCATAATATGCCTCTGCAACATCTTCTGCTTTATAACCTTCTTTAACTGTATAGGACATAAAGAGCATAGGATTAGATGTAACAAAATTAGTAAAACTATTTCTACGTGTTATATCTCTTACGTTAACGCCGTCATAGTTGATAATTGGAAAGTTTGAAAAATACTTCATACTAAAGTTCCTCCGCCACCTTGAGTATCTGGATATAGATCTTCGTTGTGATTAATTGCCATGTCTTCAGCAGGTACGCCTGGTTCAGTAATTGCGGTTACTCCATAATCTTCAGTAGTTTCGATCTGTAGTTCTTGAAGTGTTAATGCAATATTAACTCCAGCAGGTCTACCACCGGCCATAATACCAAGTGTTCCACCTGCACCATAGTCTACTGTCATAGCAGTAACCATGCAAGGTTTGAACTTCATATAATATGTTTCGTCCACACCAATTAAATGTATCTTACAAGTTTTAGGAAACTTTAAAAATGCTTTTTTGATACCTTTATCACCAGTACCAATGTTTACCGCATCAGGTAAGATCATTGTTTTAAGAGCACCGATAATATCTTTTATTTTTGCTGAATCGTTTTCATTAGAAGGAAATAGATCCCAATTGAATGTATGTGTTTTAAGTTGAACACCTTCAAATGATAGTGTTTCTCTTGGGTTTAAAGATTGACCAGCCGCTAAGTTAACTTGACTGCCAATGGAATCTGGAATAAACTTAGATAACATAAACCTTGTCATACTAGCTGCATCGGCAGTACTTGTTTCACCCGAGCTTTGAACTAGTGACTTGGCAATCTCACCTAAACCACCTTTGTTACCTTTTAAA